GGTATATACCTTTAGTCTCTAACTTTACCCAAGCACATATTGTAATTTCACCAGTAATATCTAAACCAGTTTGAGCAGCATCGGTAATAGATAAATATTCACTGGTAGCTAATTCAAAATCAGCAGCATTTCCTATTTTACCAGCTGCATATAAAACTGTAGCATTATCAGTTAAATCATTATCATTGGTGGTTTCATCATATCTTGTGCCAGATGTTTCATCTAACTTCCAGAAACCCTTTATGTTTGCTCTTTGCGGTAGATTATATGGTATCATATTTATCTCCTATAAATTTTGTCCAACTATAAATCCATCATAGGTATTTGCTCCAGTTCTTATAAAGCCAAAAGTATCACGCTTGCCTACCGTAGCTGTTAGTGTTGGTGTTGAACCATCAGCCCATCTTACAGTTGCAAACCACGCTGTAATAGTAGAAACAACCGCACCCTGCAAGATAGAAACAATAAAAGGTTGACTGTTGGTCGCATTTGCAACCGTAAAGGTAATTGCTGTTCCGTCAGCGTGCCCTGTAACTATATGCATATTATTAGTCGCACAATCCAAAGCAACAGTTTGCGCTCCCGTAGCAGGTGTATAAGTTGCTCCTGTAGGATTTGTACCGTTAATGACAGGTTTAGTTAAAGTTGGAGTTGTTAAGGTTTTATTTGTCAGTGTTACTGTATTTGTCAGAGTAGCTATATTTGCAAGACTTGCACCCAATGCTGTTTGAGTGGCTCTAAGTTCTGCTACTATCCTTGTCCACATAATAGCTGGAAAAGTCAAGGATACTGTCTTACCAGCGGCGTGCTCTGCGGCAGTGGTATTATCAGAACCAGGAGTACAACCTGTAAATGAACCTGTAGTCTTGCCTGTATATGAACGTATCTCATCTTCCATCGTAATCCAGCCGATAGATGGCCAATTGTTAGTTGAAGCCACATAAACCGTGGTATCAGAGATACCCGCTTTTTGTGAAAGAGTCGTAGAAAGATTATTGTAAGCTTCACCAAAATAAGTAGAAGCCTCTATTGAAGTTGGAAATGCCATAAAATCACATCCTTATTTTATAAGTTATTAGAGTAATTACAGCGGTGATAGTGGATAATTAGAGCCGATAAAGTTACCAGTCTCCGTATCCTCCCCTGAACCTTTGACTATTCTTTCATCTCTCTTTTCATCTGCTTTTATAAGTTGCGCTATCCCCTGTCTATATTCACGTTCAAAGTCTTGAGCAGCACCACCCATCTCTAAATGTTTTGCTGTTATATAAAGCGCACCTTTAGCAAGTACCCACCTGTAACGAAGTGGAACTATGGGAGTACTTTCATCAGCAGACATTTCTGTTACCCTTTTCTTGTAACGGTAGTAAATATTTCTTGCCTGATTTGGGATTGGATGGACGGCAATCTTGATATAATCTGTTGAGTCGTAGCCTACTATTGAATAAATGGAAGGATAGCCGAAGGAATTACGTTTTGGATAATACCGATCCATTTCTTCAATTCCTTTTTTTGCCAACTTTTGCGGATAATTTTCCTGTCTTACTGCAAGGATATCCTCAACATCGGAAGCAAGACTATATTCGTCCTGGTAAATCTTATAATACGTAAGTGTCATAAGCCATAAGTTAATCCTTAATCTTCAAATTCTACTGCAACCTCTGGAGTTGTACCTGTTACAGTTGCATAAATACTGGTTGCACACTGGATACCATTTGGGAATATCCAATGCTCACTTGAACCTGATTCAACCGACAATGTTACTGTTTTCTGTGTTCCCGATGCTCCACCGTCTAAAAGTTTTATAGAAGCGCTGTCAGTTCCAGCTGCAATTGACACTCCTAAAATTCTTGCAGCTTTTGCCGATATCTCATCAGAAGCGCTTATAACGGTTGATTTTCCTTGTGCATTCATTTTATACTCACACTCCTATTGCTATCCATTTGCCATCTTCGTTGTCAACACAAGTCATGGTTACTGTGCCACCTGAAATTGTAACTAAATTTACAGTTGCGGCTTGTGATGTTCCACAACTTGAGTTGAAGTAAAATACTTCATTCAGTCCTGTTACAATTGCTCCGCCAGTACTTGAACCTGCGTTTGTGTATGTTCCCATAACAACCCGAAGGTCTCCCCAAACTGTTGTTTTTGTAATTGTATATGTTCCATTTGCAGCCATCTTATTCCTCCTGTTTTAATTGATTTTTTATAAAATAATTATCAACTACTATTCTCTCACCTAAATGTCCTACCTGAACTGTAGTATCAACAAAAATCCTGTGTCCTGCCTTTTTAGCGTCAAGGCAAAAATTTAAATCTTCCCTGAGTCCTTTCTTGTCTGGATAAAAGTAAGGCTTCTTTAAATCTTTAAATACTGAAGTCCTGATAAGAGTAAATGCCATTCCTATCCCATCAATTTCATACACTCCCGGTGGGTCGGTTACTGTGCAGTATTTCCACTTCTTGCCAATTCTACGCATTATAGCTGGTTCAAAGGGTGCTCTGCGTTTATACGCCAGTCCTCCAATGATAGAGATATTGTGGTCACATGCTCTCATGAGAAGCCTCATCAGAGACTCACCCCCGAAAACCATATCGCTATCGATAAAAAGCAAAAACTCTGACCTCATATCAAGTGCTGCTTTAGTAAGTAAGTTTCTTGCAGGTGCAATAAGGGTACGAACTGTCTTTGCAAATACCACCGCTCCTGCCCCCCCGGGCTGTTTCATGGATAGAAGGGAACTTGTAAACTCGTTATCATTGTCCCCATAGAAAGGTATGCCCACAACGACTGACGGTTTTACTTTCCATGTCTTAGTGTATTCTTCCTGCCCATGCTTTTTGATGGTATAGTCCTTACTGTTTTTAAAGAGTTCAGGTTTCTGGGTCTCTATCTGACTCATACTACTGTAGCAAAAGTGTTTTACAAACGTGTCCCTTGCAATTACCAGCTTGTATCCTGCTTTCCTCATACGGATAGAGTAGTCAGAGTCATCATTTCCCCAGAAGTAATGCTCATCAAGTAATCCGACTTTATCCAACACTTCCCTTTTGGTAAGCATACAGAATCCGATTAGCAAGTCTACCTCATCTTCATACTGACCATAAGAATAGACTATCTGTTGCCTACCTGCGACAACATCGGATATAGGGCCCACTATTCCCACATCGTCCTTAAGATGTGCGGACATTTTCTCAAACCAACCTTCAGGCAAGATAATGTCGTAGTTTGCAATCAGAATATATGGGGAACTACCAGAAGTAATCCCCCAATTAATTCCTTTTGTCCATCCGTGATTTTCTTTAGTATGCCTGAATGTAACCGTATCAGGATATTTCTCTTTTAACTTCGATAGATACTCCGGCGTTTTATCTGTTGAACCTGAATCAGATACGTAGAGTTTAAAATCCTTAGTATTAGCAAACAGGTGGTCAACAAATATACGCAAGACATTAAGATTGTTATATGTAACTGTACAAATATCTATCAAGTTAAATCCTTACTTTTACGGACAATTTATATATGCTGTACCTGTATCGCCATCATTTGTGCTTGCATCATCTGTCAGTGCAAATCCAAATACCTGATATTCAGTATTTGCCGCGTCACTAGCTGCAACAACGCTGTCAGCATGACCATCTGCTGTAGCATGCGGAATAAGTCCTTCACCAGCTGATACTCCACCATCGCATTGTACTTCACAATTACCTTTAATCTGTATCCAGCCATAAGAACCAGAAGCGATAGCCCCTATTGCTACACCTCTTACCTGAAATGCTAACTGACTTCCACTTGCACGGTCAGCGGTAACTATTCCTTCAGCTGTTGAAGCGGGACATACAGAGTCACCTTTGGTTAGAGCCTTATCAACAACCTGTACATACCTATACTCTTTAGCTCCTTCAAAACGTATAACTCCAAGCCCGTTTTTCTGTGTAGTCGATGTATCAGTTACCTTATCCTCAAAAAATTGCTTTATTCCATATTCTGCCATTTTTAACCTCCTAAATAAGAGGAGACAGGCATATCTGCCTATCCCCTCAAAGTTTTATTAATATTATGCTGTTCTTCCGTCAAGCATACCCTGATATCTCCTGTTAGAAGTCATCAGATTGCAGTAACATACTACTTTTGAAACTTCGTAAATCTGATTGGATGCCTGAACTGACGGAAATACATGGAACTTCCTATCTTTGATAAAGGCAAGATATAGATAATCAGTATTTAAGAAATACATCCTGTCAGATGTGCAGAGCTTATCAAGTACCAGTACTGCTCCCTTGTACTTTAGATTCTCACTAAATCCAGCATCTGCTGTTCTACTGTCACTGAACCTCAACTGAGGTGCAACCATTGATTCATACTTCTCATAAAGAGTCTGAGATGAATCGACCAAATCAACATGGTCAGCCCCATCAGATACAGTGTTGTATGCTGTAGCCATATCAATTACTGCCAGTGGTTCGGAAGTATTATCTGCATAAGCTGAAGCCCATGCTGAACAATCTGAAACTGCTACACCGTGCAATGTAGTAGAAGTCGAAACAATATCAGGTAACCCATTCATTGCATCTCCTGCTTGTGCTGTATGAAGATTGGTTGCCAGAGTCTTTCTCATTGTCTTATCTAAGTTCTTAATCTTAGTCTTTATAAGGTCTACGAGCCTAGCTTCTCCCCTGTTACGCACATTATCAAAGTCATTGAATTTTACAGTTCCTGCAAGTATTCTCCATTCGTCTTCTACAGCAGTGATTATCTCGTCATCCTCTGTAGGTATAGTTCCACTCTTTTTTATCCACCCAACATTAGAATTTTCTCCGTATTCAATATCTACGAAGATTTTCTCCCCACCCTCAAACTCCTTGACTTGATTCTTATACAACATTCTTTCGAGTAGTGGATATGCTTGAAAGATATTGTCATACAGTTTTTTCTCATAATGCTTGAGGGTAGAAGCAAGTATGTTGTCATATGTAAGTCCCATAATAATCCTCCTATTAATTTATTGGTTTTTTCATTATTTTCGCTATCGGAGGATTTTATCTTTGCTGCCTGAGCACGAACTACCTGAGTTCGGATAAATTTGTAACTCCGTGTTCCTTTTTAGCTTTATCGATCGCGTCATCAATAGTTTCAACTTCGCCTTCTTCAATGTTCTTACCTGAAGAAACGTTTTTCTCTCCTGAAGAAGCAGCCTTAGCGGACAAGTTTTTATAAGTTTCGTCAACTGCTTTCTGTCGAACTTTACCAAGAAGTTTTTCCTTCTCCATTTTAAATGCAAGAGCATCAAGCTCTGCAATTGGCCATGACTTGGCTACAGCTTCCTCAAGTAGTTTTTCTTCGAAGGTCCTGCCTTCGTCATCAGTCTCGCTGAATAGTTCACTGAAATAAGGGTCAGCCTTAATTTCACTGAGTTTATTACTGAGTAAGATATCGTCTACTCTTGGATCATAAAACTCCCCTGATTGTGCTGGTTGTGTTGGTTGTCCTGCCTGAGGACTTCCCTGCTCTTGACCTTGTCCATAAAGCAGTCTAGAAACTTCACTTTGAACTATGTTCGGTATTGAAGACTCGGTATCCCGCAGTTGCCTTCTATACTTTGCATTTTCACGTCTTAATCCCTTGACGTAATCTTCGTCAAATGTTTTAGCCTCCTGGGCTTTTGGTTCTTCTTTTCCCTCTTCGGGTTTTATTCCCGGTACAGGTTCCTGACCTGCTTCTTTTCCAGTATCTGCTTTCTGTGTGTCTTTTTCTGCTGCCTTTGCAGCTAATTCATCTTTTAATTGAGTATCTAACTCGTCTGACATTTTTAACCTCCCGGGTTAAATTTATTGCATTAAAAAACCCCTGACAAAAATCAAGGGTATATATAAAAGCGATTCTGTCGCTGTTATTTCTTTTTATCCTAATAAATATTTATATGTTCTTTAAGTGAATCAGAATTACGCCACTTGGTATCCTTACTTACGATAGCACCATATCTACCTAGATGGATAGCATTTTCAACCAATACTTCCGGCACATAACCTATAGCATCTTCATATCTCATACACAGTTTTGCAATGAGGGCATAATCATTAAACACAATACCTTGTTTAAATCCTCCAACTTCAAGGGCTTTTATCCTATCAACCAAAATATCTGAACCGTCTATGAAGTTAAAATAAGTACCACCGAACATATACATATTCTTGTCAAATGGTTGTCCCCTTACTCCTGCACCACAGGGGATAAAACTTCCTTCTTTATACAGTACATTCATGGCATAGCCATAAACCGCCGCATATCCTTTTTTTATAACAGGCACTTTCTTTTCTAAATTAGTAGGATAATACATGGCATCATCAGCTAAAATAGATATATATTTTGACTTAGACTCTTTTAGAAATCTATTGAAGAAAGCAATTACATCCCAGTGAGCACTTGATAAATCCTTCATATCATCTGATAGGGATTCTGGTTTTTCTTCACTTCTTATTTTTCCTATTCTTGTATATTTTATCCTTTTGTCTTTAAAACTTGTTATTATTTCTTTGGTATTATCTGTTGAACTATCATCGTGTATTACCAGTTCCCAATTAGTATAAGTCTGATTCAAAACAGATTTTATTGCTCTCGGCAGGAAAAAATCTGCCCTGTTATATGTTGGCATTAAGATAGTAACTTTATCCATAATTATTTCTTCTTCTTTTTACGATAATTATCCCAGGCTTTACTTTTCTTTTTATGTTTTTTTTGAGTAGAAGGAGTCCATCCTGTTTTTCTCAAAGTACCATAAACATAAGTGTCCTTTCTTTCTTCTGACCAATTAGGATGCAGTCTATTAACTTCCGCTCTTAACTCCCGCTCTAACTTAGCTGGCATTAATTAACCTCCTTGTAATCTTTGTATAACTTGATTTACAAGTTCCGGTGATACTCCACCTGGTGCTTGCTCACCCTGTACTCCTGGTGCTGTTCCTTCCATTCCTGGCTGAACTTCTTGTTCTACGGGTTGCTCTTCAGGTGTTAAAATCTTTTCTATGTTTTTTATATCAGAATCAGCCAATGTAGAACGCAGCAGTTCTGTCCAGTTAATAGAAGTCATCAGCTGAGGATTTGCTCTCATAACAACCGAGATAGTATTAAGTAGTGCAATTGCTTTCTGATATCTTGTCGACTGATTTATTGGCGCTTCAACTCCAGATTCCCATCTGAATGAATACTTACCGGGAAATGAAGAACCATTATAGGCCACACTTTCCCACTGTCCGCTTTTCTCATCCTTATAAGTAATTTCCTGGCTGGCTATATTCTGACTATTTGTAAGTAGTGTAAATAATTTCTTTGCTATTTCCTCGCAGTGTTCGGCAACATCTTCTGCTTTTGCATTTGTACTCATCTCTGTTCCCTGCTCAATATATACCGCTTCAGTTGCTTTTCTCTGCTCTCTTGGCATTGAGGAGCGCCTATATTCCGATATAGAACTTAATTGAACTATTGCATTATTTATAAGTTCATAAGCTTTGTAAACATCAACTGAGAGTGGAGCGTCCATAATTGGAGATATCACATCTCCTGCCTTTGCATCCCCTTCAACTCTAAGTATTTCTCCATCTTCTGCATTCTTTAGTTTTCTTGCTTCTTCAATCTTTATCAAATCATTTATAGCGTACTGTCTTGTTGATACTCGCCTTGCATGAGTAAGAACCAGTGAAAATATTCTATTTAATACCTTTTGCGGTTCATAAAGTATTTTAACTTCACCATACGGAAACAATTCCCCGGGCATTTTATAATTTTGAAGTAGAACAAATGGATACTCACGTCCAAACTTATTTTCAACCTCACGCAGAATATCATCAGAACCTTCCCTCATAACATAGCTCACCCCATCTTCTGGAATCCATATCTGATATAATGTAGTTCGTTGTATATCATCAGTTGCACTACTGGTGCCACCTTCTTTATAAATATCAGTTGATAACTTCACATCACCTTTAATATTCTTTGTGTGTTTATACCTTGGATCGCTTTTTAGTTCTTTAGTTGGCTTAATATACTTTCTTATCATATATTTAGCTTCCATAATCTCCTCAACTGTTGTCTCAGGATCAATTAAAAAATCTGAATATGGAATATGCAAAACAAATGGATCATCGTTTATAATTTCTGACTTTTCATTTAACCTAAAATCCCAATCAACATAACTAATTCCAAGTCCTAAAGCTGCATAATCTATTACAGATAGTTCAAGCTGATATTTAACTTTTAGCTTTTTCCAGTAGTAGTTAATAACTTTCTCTACCAGGGGTGCAGGCTCTATTGCTTCATTACTCTCAGGGTCAACATAGATAAATGAATTACCTCTAAGAATTGAGTTTAGGATTGCCTGAACAGTAGTGTGGCAGATGTTAAATGTTGCCTCATCTTTCTTAGGCTTTTTTGCGTACTGCTTGCCTTTGAGGAAATTTATATAATCTTCAACTTCAGTCATCCTTGTTTTCTGATAGTTAATTGCTGTCTGAAGTCTTGTTTTTAATGCTTTTGATTTTTCCATTTACGCCCTCTCAACATTCGGGTCTTTTTTTAAATCTTGCCATTCAGTATCGGAAAATATATCGCTTTTTGATGTGTGAAAATAAGACGGTATATGAATATTTATACAAGCATGAAACTGTCTACTTGCCTTCTTACCACAATAAGGACAAGCAATTGATTTCCGGTTGGCAGGAACATTTTTCTCAAATATTCTATTACAATTTTCACATTTAAAATTAAATCTCATTATCTCACCTATAAACATTCGGGTTTGCAATATTAGATTCTTCCGGTTTACCTCCAAACTTATCCTCATACCAGGCCGGTGACATATAAACTAACTCCTTCTTCTCGTACACATACGGCTTGTATACAATCTCAAGTTGATAAGCTAATGCGTCTATCAGGTCATCATGCAGTTGATTCATCTGAGGATACCTAAATCTTATCAGTTCATCTTCAAGATCAGCCATCCAGCCTTTAATAAAAATAGTTTTAGCGCTAAATCTTGGCTGCAATGCAAGTATCCTATCTGGTTTGATCTTGTTTGAAGTCTTAAGTTCTTCAATAGGAAGAAACTTCCCTCGTGCCCTCATCTCATCTTCAATCCAGAACTTTAAAACTTTTTGAAAAGCTACAGTCTCAATTCCTATCTTTATTGGTTGATATTGGATTGCCTTCTCAAAAATCTTATCAATCAGTGCTTTAGGGTTTAAGTGCTCATGGACATAGTCAACAGCGTAAAGATTATTCTCTGCATCCACTGCACAAATCATAATAGCACTGTAATCTGCTGTCGGATCTTCTGATAGTGCAGGATCAACTGTCATAAACATTCTAGTAGGCTTGGGAAGCTCCTTGTATTTTAGTATCCAATCAAGTTTAAATATTGCGTCTTCTGGATCTGTAAGCTCATTCTGGTACTGGAGACTAAATTTATAAGGACCCTTAAGCACTTTTAGTTTATCAAGTTCTTCCTGTGAAAACCTATTCTCAAAGTAAATCTTGCCATCATCAGCAATTGCTTTTTTTACAATGATGTCAAATTGTTCTGCTAAATTTTCAATGATATACTGATACAAATCCCGATAATTCCAACGAGTTCCAACAACTATTCCTAAACCGCCTGGCTCAAGTAATGAAATCGAATCTTTCCACCATTCTATAACCTTATCAATATATTCTTTTGACGTAATGTTTTTGTCATTGACTAAGTCATCCCAGATAATTTCATCATAATGCTGACTGGGTAGTTGGCTTCCTATTCCTGCAATGGAAATCGAAGGCTCTTTGTGAATAGTTTCTCTTTTTACTGTAAGTTCTTCTGATGACCACGGATCGCCTGGCTCAAGTCCCCACCATTTTAATTTAGGATTCTGTTCAATCTGCTGTTTAATTGAGCCTAAGAATGTCTTAGCATTATCAAATACCGCATTTGTAAGCAGAAACCTCTTACTCTTATCTAAACATAATTCCTGTAAGGGATGGGCGATTGTAAAAAAGCTTGATTTAAAATGGTCTCTTGGAATTAAAACAAGCTTAAGTCTCTTTCTACCCTTTAGGAAGAACTCCCACTCCTGATGTACGTTCTCATCAAACTGTTCAAATCCCAGAATATATTTACCATAATAAAATAGGGAGTTTTCAGCATTAATCTTTTTTAGCCTGATTGATTTTCTTATCAGTTCTTTGCGGTCTATTTGTTGTGGTTCTGTATCTATTAAGGTCTTGTTCAAATTCTTCAATTATCTCCTCATCAGTTAATTTTTCGTAGCCATCATAAGCATTGATTACTTTAGATTCTGATTTCTGTACATATTCACCTTGTATCTCAAATAGGAGTTTAGAAAACTGGAAGTCTCCTGCCACTGCTTTACGAATTGCCATCTTGTATCGAGACATTAAAGAGTTTTTTAATAGCTCATCTTTCTTTGAGTTAATCCAAGCCACAAAATCATTATTTTGAAACCAACGCCATATAGTTGAATATGCAATGCCAATTTCTTTTGCAATATCTTCAAGTGTTTGTTTTTTAGCATAATCAAGCCATATTTCAGTAAACTTTAATTGTTCTGGAGAAGGCTGAAATATTGCATTTTCTTTCATTTTAACCATTACTTATCACACTCTTTAATGC